AAATAAAGCCTTCCCTGGTAGCCCACAACTGCCCGTGGATATCCAAGCGAAACATCACTCAGGGTCAGGGTTCCGGTATCAGCATAAATACCTGCAAAAATGTAGTTCTCTTCAGGTGGAGAAATCGAGTAATCGGGCTCGAGCCCATAGTCCACAAAAGGAGTTCCACCCGCACCGTTTGTCGTGGGAGACGATATGTAACCGTACTGAGAATTGTCGTAGCTTGATTTGTAGATATTATAGAAGATCGCGTTTGTCACAGCCGACCAGGTGATATGAATCGCATTGGAGCCCGCCACAATAGCCGGGTCTTCATAGTTTGCGGATGAAACGGTTCCGGCTACAGATTCTTCGCCATCATCAAACACCGCAGTCGCAACGTATTTTGTCGGACCTCCAGCGGTTCCTGACGCAAGCGTAAGGGCTCCCGGAGCATCCCCTTGAATACCAAGCTCCACTTCATCAAACTCGATCTGATAAGGCGTTACCTTTATCGCCGATAGTGAGTTATCATCGTGGGCGAGGTACAGAAGACGATTGTTGTTATCGTCAGGATCGACTTCGGCGCTGTATTTAAGCTTCAATACCTCGGTTGAATCCCAAGGAGTATTGAGAAACATAATGCACTTGGCGGTTCCACCAGAAGCATAGGTTCCGTAAGAGGTAGAATTCACGTCGGTGTTATCGAGTTCTTTGAGGGAGAAGGTATTGGCAGTCAGGTTCACCGCCAAAAACTGCCGCCCGTTGAGCTCTTCCATCCCAACGACACCGGAAATATAAACGTGGCGATCAGTAAGCCCGTTTGTAAATGGATGCCCGGTCACCGTCACAACACATGGATTGGCGTTTGTGATAGCTGTTATCGTGGTCGCAAGCGTAGCCCTTCCGGCGTCATCGTTCATGAACGCTGCATATGCAGAAGTGTCTACGTTGGAGCCACCTGTGGTGAGAAGATTGAAGGTAATGGTTCGTGTCGATGTGTTGATTGCGGTTCCGCCGGCTTTATAGGTATTGCCGTTGAGATTAGTTCCGAAGTCTCCAGTGAGGCCAGAGAACGTGAAACGCGTGTCGTTCGCAAATACGTTTACGTTGGGAAGCCCAGGAGGAATCACGATGGTGACGACTCCAGGATTACCCACAGAGATCGAGCTCACCTCATAATCGTCTTTCGTGACCGGAACACCACCGCTGAAAGCTCGGACGTATTCGGAGCCGAACTCGAAAACGTAGGACTCATCTTCGGAAACATTAAGCCCAATGATACGCGTAGCCGTTCCTTCATCGCGTTTGCTCTCAAACACATGCTCGGTGCCGGCTCGGTTCTCAAAAGCACCCGAAGGTCTTAAATGACAGTTTCGAAGCGTACGAAGGCCACTTTGATACTTCTGCGTATCTTTCCGGGCCGCGATGGCGGGAGAGACTTCCCCACCTGCGAAACTTAATTGTCGCTTCGTTGCCATTACTCGAGAGTCCCTCTTTCCCGAATGTAGGTGGGCTCATGGTGCTGAGCGCCGGAGTTGTCTTCGTTGAAATCGTTGGCTTGAGCGATGCCCATGGCGTAGCCGTGCATCTTCATGCAGAAATCAAAGAGAGTGTTTTTCTCGAGCCCTGCTACGGCAGGAGCAATGCGAGCCGCCAAAAGATAGGACCAAGCCAATCCAAAATCAGCCGGAATCTCCGCATAGGTTGAAACGTTCTCCGTGTATTCGAGATAGCCGTCATCATCATCAAGATCGGTGAAGATCTTTCCCTGGTTTTGATCGATCTCGTATGCGATGCGATTGGTCTCGCTATCGATCCTGGCTCCGGGACCCGCCACATACCAGCGCAGTCTTCGAACAAATAAGCAATCGGTTGGGTAGGTGTAGGAGTACCGCCAAAACTCATTAGGATCTGTGGCTTGATCCGTGAGAGCGGCTACCTTCTTCGCAAAGCTCCAATCATGCATGCGCAAGATCTCGTGCTTTGTTTGGTTGAAGAAACGATTAATAGCCCTATCTTGAATCGTGGTGCCGGTTGAGAAGTTGGTGAGCGTAGAGGTATCTCCCAGATGCATGAGAGCCATATGCGCGATATCAAGATCTTGTGTGTAGGGTCCAACCATCTCGGTCTCCTTCAGCTACAGGTTAAGCCCCACTTGTCGCATAGGTAGGTTTTCACGCTCCCCCGGTCTCCAGAGCTAAGCTGTGCGTTGTAAAAAACAATCTCGCAAATAAGATCACCGTCCATCGACCATTCAAAACTCGTCCACGATCTCGCACCGATCTCAAGATTCGATGAGCCGTTATCAGCCGGGAAGCCTGAGCCCGTATTGTCTGTGCTCGCGTCGCTTACAGTTCCGTTGAGGTAGATATCCAAGTCGTCAGGATCGGACGAAGCGCCGCCTGGAAATTCCGCATTAATGAGATAGGTATTACCTGAAGTAACGTCATTCGTTGTGCGTCTACCGTGCCACGTTGAGTTTGGGGCCGCCGTAGAGTCACCAAATATCCCGAGATTTATGTCATTGAACCCGGCTTCCCATATGGCAATCTGCCACTCGGGAGAAGCTGCGGTAGACTTCCCCATGATGAACTTTTGTTCGGCGTTGGTGACGACTTTAAGAACGACAAACGCGCTCATACCGTTCGTAACAGATAGAGAATCTTGATCTGTTACCGTGAGGTATTGCCTCGCTGAAGCGTCATCGAACTTTACGCACGGATTTCCGTTTTGCTCGCTTGTCTCAAACGTTGGCTTATTCGAGCCTGAGCCGGTCGCGTCGTAGTCGTTCGAAGACTTGTCATCCCAAGTCGTAACAACGTCTGTGTCGGACCAGCCCGAGTTCCCGTCGCCGTTGCCGTTCATGTCGGTCGCGTCCAGCCAAAGCTGAAGACCGCTCACGTCTGACGGAGAAAAAGCGATCACTCCAGAAGGTACAAAAATCCAAAGATTTCCGCTCGCAGTTGTGACTAGAGATACAAGGAGTAGAATAAGGAAAGCGAACGCGCGCATTTTTAATCCCTTGTTACGTTCACGCAGAATCGAAGATCGTCACTGGAACTGTTGCTTGAGATCACAAGCTCCAAATCATCGCCTGCGGAAACCGTGTTTCCTGCCGTGCAGGTGTCTTCGACTTCCGTGGACGAAATAGAAATATCGGAGCTTGTGCATCCGGTGACGGGTGTTCCGTTGACTTCCAAAGCGCCCGCAGCGGTCCCGGAATCGACATCGGTTGAAATTGAATTGATCGTAAAAGGGTAAGGCGAGTCCAAGCGAAGGAAGTACGCTTTATCCGAAGGCGTCTCGATATGGCCGCATATTGCTTCAACGATGCCATCACCGTCCGTAGGCGCCTTGCCGTCGAGTTGAGTTTGAATCGCAGAAGTCACACCGTTCACGTAGCCAAGTTCTGTTGCGCTGACACCGGTAGCAGAGGCGAGAAACCCAGAACCATCCGTGACCACGGCTTCTGACGCCGTAAGCGCTGCAAGCTTGTTAACTGCGATTGCGGCAGCGGCCTTGATGTCGGCGTTCTCGATGTTTGAGATGACGGTGCCGGTAGCGTCGGCGTCAATCGTAAAACCAGAAAGAGCCGGTGATCCAGAGCCAGCAACAATGGGAAGGCCCGCAGAAAGTTGTAGTGCGTCGTCACCGCTAACCCAGAATCCGAGATCGCCATCATTGGCGGCGTTTCTCCAAAGGATTCCTGAGTTGTTGTTTTTCATTCTAATGAAACCAGCGCTCGCCTGAGTTCCGAACTCAGAGATCGAAGCAAGCCCATCCATGTTGTCGCTATCATCTAGCGAAACCGTTGTCGCGCCCTGTACCTGTCCTCCGGTGCCGTTGGCTCGAATCAAATAGTTGTCAGTAGTAGCCGCAAGCGCGGTGTAGAGCGAACCCAAAGCCGTGCCGTTCAGCGTGATGGCGTCGGCCTCAAGAGTGCCGTTGAACCATGCGTCTTGAAACTGGGCCGCAGCACTTCCGAGATCGTAGGTGTCATCGGTGTCGGGAAGGATTGTGGAATCCACTTCTACCGACCAGTCCATGGAGGCCGCTCCCGGAGCGTCGCACCCAAACTTTCCTTCTGCTTCATCCCAGAAAGGAGTGTCGCCATCATCGCAGTTCGCATCGATGAGATCGGCAAGCTCTTCCGCAGATCCGGGAATACCCGTGATGTCGGGATAAAGAGTGGTGGCCCCATAAGAGGCCTGACACACGACGAGTAGGAGAATGAGAAGACGCTTCATCTTATCGCTCCGTTCCCATGATGACTGAGACCGTGGCATCGGTTCCAGAGATGGAAGTCACATTCGCCCTGACAAATCTCCAGGGAGCATCCATCGCGAAACCGTCATCCACCACCGGATCATCATTAAAACTGAGAGATATGGTTCCGGCTGTGACCCAATTCGTGTCATCGTTACTGACTTCGATGTCGATAGCTGCGGTTCCCGCACCTGCGCTTGTCACGCCATTTGCGTGAAACGTGCGCTTGGCTCCCCAAGGGGTGAACGAAGAACCCGCGCCCGTTGCGATGGCACCACTTAAAATCGTTTGAACCTGTACCTGTCCCATTGCTTACTCCGATCACTCATCCACAAGGGGGTTTTTGTGACGAACGCCTTTGGTTCTGAGAGTTCCCGGAACCCTTTCACCTTCTTTGAGATGAACAGAGCGCACGGGGTTGATGATCATCGATTCCTTTTCTTTGAGCTCTTTGGGATCGACTTTCTTTTTCAAATCTTCGAAAGCTTTCTTTGCTTCCTCATCTACTGGAACCATCGTGAAAAGAGAGATCTCTTTCGGATCGCTGAGATCGAAGACTTCTCCTTCTTTCTGCTTACGAGGGGGATTGCCCTTATAAACCATCGTGATAGCTCTGAACTTCATTCGATTACCTCTTTGGTTGAAAGAAGATGGGGCCAAGCTTTCGCCCAGCCCCACACTTCAAGGATTAGGAAATGGTGAATCCATCCGCATGGGCCACCCACTTCGGCACTCCGATGGAGAGTCCGGCAGTGAACGATCCGGTCGACAAATCGCCGTTAGCCGGCGTGTAGTAGAGTCGGATGTAACGCTCATAAGCGTTGGTGGGTTTCGACGGCAGCGGCGCATGGTAGCGCGCACCGATTGCCGAAACAGCCGGGAAGGTCGCCAGAACGAACACGTCCGAAGCGCTCGAGAACGACGTGTTGTCGTCGGTCTGGAGTTTTACTTCGAGCGTGGAGTTCGAGCTTCCGTCCGTCATCGCGACATCGCACTGGACCCACAGATACAAGGGATACCCAACCCCAAGCTCCGGGAGAGAAAATCCCAGATCCATGTAGTTGGTGGACGCCGCCGCGGCAGTAACCGCTTGGGTGTCCGAGAAGAGAGCTTGTGCATCAGTTAGCATTTTGTTTTCTCCTTCAAGGGTTAAGGGTTACGAAACAGTCGATTCCGCGATCGTCAGCGCATCGGTGACTTGGATCGGAATGCCTCGGAAAGAAGGCATTTCTTTTCCATCCACCACCTGGTAGCTCAACTGACCGCCACTTTTCACAGCCGCTTGACGTTGAATGTCGAGCATCTGATAGACCGTTCTGTTCATGTAGAACTTCGGTCGGCAGACATTGAGGTTGGGGATGCGGTGAATTGCCTTCGACATCAGAAGCGTCAGATCCGCAGGCGAGGAGTTTGCGACAAGGACGCTTACGTCGATGTTGCAGATCCGAACCGCGTAGCGGTAGTCGCGAACGACAAGGCCCATCTGCCACTTCCAGGCATCGTGATAGGCTTCGTAAAGCCCGCCGTTGCCGTCAGAGGTGTTGGGATCGATGCCGTAGTCTTTGTGCTCAAGACCGGCTTTCGAACCTTCGGGATAGATTCCGAAGATTTCAGAGCCCCAGCCAATGAGCCACACCGAGGTCGCATCTCCACCGGTTACCGAGCCAGC